TTTATTTGATTTAACTTGTTTATCAGTAAATGATTTTGCTGCTTGATTTGCTGACTTAGCAAGTTTTGAGAAAACACCTTTTATTTTCTTGTATAAAAAGTCTACACCTTTAGATACTTTAGCACCCAACTTAGCTAGAACAGCAGTTCCTTTATTAAATATATCACTTATACCTTCTGAAATAAGTTCAGCTTCAGTATCCCATTCTAAATGATTCTGTTGAATTGTTTGAATTTTAGTAGGCATATTACCAGCTATACCTGTCATAAATCTAGCATTAGCAAACATACCGACTTTACCAATTCTAGCTGCTCCGACTTTAGCATCTTTTTTTAATGATACTTGATAAAATTCTACAACCGATTTATCATTAGAATCTAATAAAGTTATTTTACTTTTAGTATCTGTTTTTATTCTTCTATGTTGTGCTTGTAAATCTAGACCTTTCATTTCTTTCATTATTCTGAATAAATCTGATCTAGTACCTTTTGATATCATCACAGCATCTGCAGTATTTACTTTATCTGGATTTGGTACTTCAAATATTTCAGGTGCGTTATCATAATAATCACCAACACTATTATGAATAAAATCTTTAAAAGATCCTAGTTGTCTCATTGAACCACCTAATTCTTTACAGTAGTCTAACATTATTTTCTCACCATTATCAACATTAGATGTAAATTCTTCTATCCAAGATTTACATATTGGTGAAAATTCTTGATGTGATAGTATCGACAACCCTTTACCCATACCTTCAACAATTGCACAACCCTCATAAATTTGTGTTCTGGCTGTAGGTGACTTTGGTAATGTATCATTAATTGATATGAATACATCTTCTTCTTTGAGTTCGAATGATTCTAATTTTAGATCAGGTTCCATACCTTTTTTAGATAGATCATATAGATGATCAGCTAATCTGATACCAAATTCTGTATCAGTAGGATAATGAGCACCTGCTATTTGTCTACTATGACCAATCCTTTTACCTATATCTAGAATGTTCTTTCTATGTTCTAATGGTGCTTCATCAGCAACTAATAATGATACTAATCTGCCTTGAGTAGCATGTCCCGAAGGATATGAAGGTGTACCTGCTGTTTTAAGTGGGAATGTATTTAATGGTAGACCTAACTCTTTTGCTAATGCTTTTGGTCTAGGTCTATTGTAATGTCTTTTGAGTGCTAGTATAATAGGATTCGATTGATCTCGTAATGATTTTATTCGTGTGAAATCTACTTCAATACCATATTCATCTAAGTATTCTTTGAATGGTCTAATAACTTTGATGTCATATTCAACCATTTCATCTTCCCATTGAGTTCTAAACTGACCAAGAGAAATAAGATGTTGTATTTCTTTCTTAGTCTTTTCAGATGAATTTTTAGGAAAAGGATATTGTTGCCAATCTTCTAGATTGATATGTTTGAATTCTGAATAATCTTTTTTAAGTTGTTTTAATCTATCAGCTGATAGCTTTACACTATGACCTAGTTTGTCTAACTTACTTTCTTTTGATTCTTCTTGGATTATTTCTGCAAATGATTTCATAAACAGTATTTATGTTAATACTATTTTTGAATTCTGTGCTTACTGAGGAACTTTTCGATCTTTGTGATCTGGTCGATCAATTCTAGTTGTCTATCCTCGTTTTGATGTGTCTTTTTCAACTGAATGAGTTCTTTTTTTATTTCAGTTTTCTCTACCAATAAATCGACAAGAGGTTTACCTTTAATAATCCCCTTGTCTTTAATTGTTTTAGTCTGAGTTGATGATTTCATTTAACTGTCTGATTGTATCGTCTGCAGTAGTATGTAGTATTCCTATACCACCTGCTTCTACCCAACAATCGATATTTTTATCTCTGTCGTCAATCAATACTGCTTTCTTATGAGCGAAAGCTGCTTTCTGACTACCTTTGAATGTAGGTATAACTGTCCAATAAGGATTTATATGTTCTCTTATCCATTCGATCTTATCTCTTACAACAAGTTCTCTGTTAACAGTACCTGCTGCAGTTAATATTTCAGTATGAATACCAGAATTTAGACACCAATCAGTCAATTTCCAAGCATCTGGAAGAGGATCCATCTTTCTAAACATATGCTTAGAAGTCAATTCTCTCTTATGTTCGTCATACACTTTATGACCAGCATCGTTATTCCAAACCTTTTCACCTAACATTTCTGCTATTTTAGACTCAAAATCAGCTAAAACACCGTCCATATCTAAGAATATTTGTCTTATTTTCATATCTTTTTTCATACTATTATTATACAAAAAAGGTACCTGCGGTATCAAGTCTGGCATCTTTAAATGTCTAAATTCCCACATACTAATCAAAATTTAAATCTTTTGTATTTTCAGAAGATATTCTTTTACCTGTTGATGTATTATCCATAACAGGACCTATATCAACTAATTCATCTTGTGCTGATTGTTCACAATCATACAATCTCATTTTTGCCCTATCAACACCCAATACAAACCTCTTATGATAAGTCGGATCATTATATCGATTCTTTAACTGTTTGACCATTACTTGATCAAGTTCTTGCATTTCTTCTGTAGATATCAAAGCAAACATAAAGTCTGCAGTTGCTGGTAAACCAAATGATTCAGAAGTATCTTCAAGACCTACATCTGTAGATACAAAACCTGTTCTATTAGTTTGTGTTGCAGACATAATTGGTACATCAAATTCAACTGCTAGTCCTCTAAGTTCTTCTGCAATAGACTTAATATATGAATAAGTATTCACATTACTACCAGGTCTTACTCTGAATGAACTACAGATATTCAAATAGTCAATGAATATAATGTCTGGTTTGAAATCTCTTTTTAAATCTAATTCTTGAAGTAGATGTCTAATGTGACCACTATGTGCTGTTGCTGTTGGATATTCTTTAATGATCAATTTACCTTTTGTCTTCTCTCTAATTCTAGTGATCTTTTTCTCATACATCAACTTTGGTAAGTCTTGTAATTCATTCAAAGATATATCAAGTAGATTCGCATCAATTCTTTCAGCGATCTTTTCTTCTGCCATTTCCATAGTAATGTATAATACATTCTTACCTTGAATCAAAGATGATGATGCACAATGACACATGAATAATGATTTACCAACACCCGTACCTGCCATGACAATATTCAATGTCTTATTTGGAAGACCACCTTTACTGATCTTATTCATAAGTTCTAAATCAAATGGTATTCTTTCTTCTTCTCTGTGCATGAAGTCATATCTAGAATCCCAATCTTCTATAAAGTCATGACCAATATTTGAATCGAAAGATACAGACAAAGCTTCTCTTAGAATATCAGGTATCTCACCTTGATGTCCTTGTTTATCTTGAATGATTGCAATAGAATTCATTACACCATTGTAAACTGCTCTGTCTTTACACCATTTCTCTGTAGAATCGATCAACCATTCATCAGGTGTTTCAGAATTATCTTCTTTGATATCTCTGATTAACACCATTGTATCAGACAATAGTTGTTGATCAACATCATCTTTTTCATCAATGTCAATGATAAGTGCTTCTGGTGTTGGTGAAGTTTGATACTTTAGAAAGTACTCACGAATTTGTTTGAATAAAAATTCTTCGTCCCTTTCAGAAAAAAATTCTGATTTTATGTAAGGTAAAGTCTTTCTAGTAAATTCTTCATTCTGTATCAGATTCTTGAGAATCGTCTGTTCTAATCGCGTTGCCATATAAAAATTCTTGTTTCGCTACTTCGTTAATTTGATCAAGTACTTCTGGTGTGAAATACTTCTCTGGATTGTTGTTAATTGTTTTACCAAATTGTGTTGTACCATCAGGTAACTCAATTCGTGTAGATGATTGTTTGAAGATACCATACTTCACTGCTAAGTCTAATAGACCATAATGTCTATCTAAACCTGAATCATATTTTAGTATAACATCTACCATTTTATTTTCTATTGTAAGTCTAGACTTCTCATTCTTACAATGAATAATATTACCGATAACATCTTTTCCGTCTTTCTCTTTTTTCTTTGATAAAAAGATAATTGATGATGCAGCGTATTTAAGACCACTACCACCACCCATAACTTTCTTAGCGAATAAACCCATTTCATCATAAGTGTGATTTGTTACGATTAATGGTACTCCTGCTTTACCAAGTTTAAGAGTTAGAACTCTGAAAGCTGCTTTGACTAATTGTGCTCTTGTCATATCTCTAGTCTCTGCACCTGCAGCTGTATCTTCAATCTCTTTAGTTGTTGATAACATACCAAGTGAATCTAAAACAAATAACATTTTCATTTCTGTTTTATCTTTGATATATTGATCTAGAATTTTTATAGATTGAGTTCTAAATTCTTGAACTGTTGTTACAGGAACAATAACGATTCTAGAGGAATCGATACCTCTTTCTTCGATCATGTCTTTCGTGATTGCACTTTCTGATTCAAAATAGATAACCGCTGAATCTGGATTATCATTTAAGAATTGTTTACACATTCCAAGTGCGAAGAATGTTTTACCTGTTGCTGATTCACCTGCTAGTGCTGTGATCTTATTATTAGGTAACCCATCATATATTGAACCTGATAAAAGAGCATTAAATATATAAGAACCTGTGTCAATGTATCCACTAACATCAGCTGCTTGTACACCTTCTTCTACAATAGAAGCAAACTCATTACCCGTTGTTTTAATTAAGTTTTTCAAATAACTCATACTATATTATCCTCATTATTTATTTCTTGTTCTTCTCCTGAGAGCTTTCAAACTATTATCGTAATCGATATGTTCTCTAATTTCTCTTTTCCATGACTGCAACTCAATGAATATTAATATTAACATCACCCAAGTTACTAGATGAAACGATAAGAACAACCAACTAATTTCAGTCATATTACTATTATACTACCAAACCTGATTCTGTCAAGTGCGTACGATTCTTTAAATGATTTGCTTCGATATCTTCTTTTGACTGACCATCGTATGGTACTGCATGATGATTATCAATCATTATTCTATTGATACTGTAAGTACTACTTCCAACAAATAGTTCTCCAAGTATTCTACCGAACTTACCTTTGTCATGAGATACTAATTCTATTTCTTGATCTTTTAATTGTTCTTTTAAAAATTCTTTTGAAGCTAGTCCGAATTTCTTTTCTTCTAAATCTCTAGTTCTTGACTCTGGTGTGTCAATACCTTTCATTCTGACTCTTTGTTTTTTGTATGTCATACCGAAACCTAAATCGATATCAACATCAACGGTGTCACCATCGACAACGCGGGTTACTGAAACTTTATATCTGTACATATTTACCTCTATCCGAAAAATGATTCAAGTGAAGACACAGGTTCTGTAGTCCACCCAATCTTGTTTAGTATTACACCTAAAGGTTCGACAAATGATTTTTGAAATTGTGTATCATAGTCTATGTAAGGTTCTAGTTCAAACTCTTTAGGTAGGGCCGAAACAAATGATATCACATTCTCATTCATTATGTTTGGAAGTTTCATATAACAAAACTTGATCTTTTCTCCATTTGTGATAACAGGATATTTCTTGTCTATATTGTATTTATATAAAAAATTATTGTAGAGAAGTGAACCTCTTACATGAATTGGTGTACCTTTATTATATATTGATGCTGCGTTGTAATACTTCTTCACATTCTGTACACCTCTTGGAAAAGATATTTCTTCAATCGGTAACTTATTAAATTCATTTCTAGAATTAGTTATAAAATCCCATACATCACTTTCTGTACCATTCATCACAACTTTAAGTCCGTCTTCAAGTTTCTTTCGACACCACATTGGTGTTGAAGACTTTGCTGTCTCGATACCCATCATTTTTAGTTTTGGTGTTTTGAATCTAACACCTTCTGAATCATGTACATTGAGAATATATCTTTTCTTTGCTGTCCAGATACCTTTATCTGCAATGACTTCTCTACCCATTTCCATTTTGTTTTGATAAGCATTCATGTAAGAAGCAAGTTCTTCATAAGTCTCTTTCATGTATGGTTCTAGTTTTTCTTTTGCAATTGTATCTAGAAAGTCTACAGGATTTTTTGGATTCACTCTGTCAACTAAATCTTCGAATGTAACATAGATAGAATCAGTATCAATTGCTACAACATAATCAGTATCAGTCTCTAGAAGTTTGTTAAGATAATCATTAACAGCTTTCTCAACCCACTTGATACTTAACTGACCTGCTGTCGTAATACCTTCTGCTATCTCTCTGTTGAAGTATCTGAAATACTGATTACCCAAAGCACCATAACAACTATTAAGTGAAATCTTTCTCACCATTTGATTGTTATTATTTTTGACAATATCATATTCAAGTTCTTTTCTTTTTTTGATATTATCTTTTGGAGTATTCTCAAGTTCTTGTTGTGATTGAATCATCTTTCTTTTGAACAATACTCTTTGATCATAAAGTTCTTCTAACAACTCTGGTAAGAATCCTTGTCTATCAGTTCTAAACAAAGCACCGTTTGGTGTTACTGTAGTATTAGTTAACATACTGGTATCTACTTCACCTTCTAGTAACTTCTTAACATTGATTTCTTGTTGAAATATTTTTCTTTGATATGTGTCCGGACTCATGTTGTATTGCATGATCAAATGTGGATATAGACTATTCAAGTCAAAAGACATAACCCATTTATGTTGACCAACATGAGGTTCTTTTACATAAGCACCAACAATTCTAGAATCCTGTGCCATCTTCTTTGGTGGTGGTACTACACCTCTTTTCTTTAAGAAGTTGTATATTAGTAAATCCCAATAACGAACTGATCCGAATACATCTTCATAGTTACACTTTGCTTGATACGCCATAGTAATAACTAACTCCATAAGTTGTAGTTTATCATCTAGTTCTTCAACAAGTTCTGTATCACGAATATTATAATCTAGAAACTTCTGATAATCATTTCTATAGAATAGATGCATTGCACCAAATTCAGAATAGTCTAGTTTCTTTTTACCAAGTTCTATCTCTGCTATATGATCTAGACGATATGTCTCTCTCGTAATATATGTAAACTTCTTGTACATTTCTAGATAATCTAGAATAGCTACACCAGCAATGTTATATGAAACCATTTGTTTTTGACCCATATACAACCATTCTCTAGATGTAACTAATTCATGTGGTGATAGTTTTCGAACAGTATCCCAATCAAATAGTTTCCAAATACGATTAACAAGATAAGCAATATCAAATGTTTCAACATTCCAACCAGTGACTACATCAGGTTCTAAGTTGTCCCATATCTCCATGAACTTTAAAAGTAATTCTTTTTCGTGTCTTGTTTTATGATACACAACATTTGGATTATCTGTTTTGTAATCAAAATTATCAGTACCAATAACATGAGTTTCATCATGTCCAAAAAGTTTCATGGTGATAGCATTGACTCTTTCTTCTGCTTCAGTTGGTTCTGGAAAACCATTTTCACATTCACACTCAATATCAATATTAAGTATGTTGATGTTCTTGATATCAAATTCTATG